TAATTAAATCTCTTAGTCTTGATTGAAAGACCAGCTCCCATATCGAAGAGATTATTGAAAGGTCTGTATTTGCCATAAACGTATGGACTAAGTGATAACTTTGCAACTTTCTTTCGAGTTAATTGACCCTCATACCAATTGTAGTTGTACTTATCCAAGTCGATATTGAATAGTCTAGTTGAATAAGTTCCTGATTGTTGGTTTAGGAAACTTAGGTTCAACTGATTCTTCTTTAAGACAACTTGAACCAGGGAATCTTGTTTACTGATAACTGGCTGTCTTATGGAATCAGGAAAGAGAGTTGACTGCTTCTTGTTATCGTAAACTAAGATTTTACCTGGTTGAGTTTCTTCAGAGTACTTCTTCTCTGGTTTGAATGGTTTGTCTAAGTGGACTGTATCTGGGATTTCATTGACCGCTTGATTCAAGGAATAAACTTCTCGAGTTAGTTTGTAATTCCTGAAGCAAAGGTAAATAGTAAATCCTAGAAGTACAATGAACAAGGCCCATTTTAATTTCTTCATGGTTTTTCGATTTTAGTGAAAACTGGGTACTCACTCGTTTCCTTGTTTTCCCTTAACAATCCCTTTCTTACCTTCAGTATAGATTTCTTTTATGTTTAGCTTTCTTTCCAGAAAGCACTTTCCTAAAAAAGAAAAATATATAAAAAGAAAAAAGGGTTTTCAAACAGCTCAAAAACAGCTCAGTTTAGCTACTCTTCTTTTTGAGGCATTTCTTAAACCAAATCCCCACTTCATAAACCGAACCCTTGGCAATCGTATATCTTGCCTTGTTTAACCAGTAATGGTGATTTTTAAAATCCCCCTCATAGGTATCACCTCTGGTAGTTTTGTAGAGGTAAATTTTAAATTTCTCTGGGAATCCCATAATTGCCTTGAAATCCTCAATTCCCAAAGGGTACCCATCAGGTCTAAATTGCCTATCAGCAGGTCTTAGGGTTAATGGTGGTTTATCATCTTCCAATCTGTATACTCCTGGGAGAGTACTCATCTTAGCTGTCTTGATAGGCCACTTCTTTTCCTTGTTGAAATCTCTAACCCAGAGTCGATGTATCTTTGCTACTGTGAGATTCTTTTTCTCAGGTAGCTTTCGATAATCATACATTGCCAGGGTTTTTGCCATAAACGGAATCTGGTTGGTATCAATTTCAGAGCTAAACGTTAGCGGCTTAAGCAACTCTCTAGTTGTCTTTAGCTCATTAACTTTAAATACTTCATCAAAAGCATTCAAGTATTTCTTACCGGTCTTTTTATGCACTCCAATGATGAGTAATCTCTTCCTTGATACCTGAGAGTTCCCATAGTCAGAAACTGACCTTTCGTGAAAAACTAATTTATAGTCTTTCAGAGTTTCCTCAAAGAAATCCTTAGGTAGCAAGGATAGCAGTCTTGGTAGATTTTCTATAAGAAATACTTTAGGTTTATACTCTAATATTGCAGCAATTACTAGATTAAGACTACGGTTATCCTGGGGATTACCCAATTCCTTTACTTTTGATAACCTCATAACCGAGGATGCCCCACAATCGGGTGATGAAATTATTATGTCTACTTTCTCATCAAATTCTTGTAAACAAAAACCTTTATAGAATGGTATATCCCCAAAGTTGAGTTTCCATTGTTCTTCGCCCGGTGTATGGAATACTCCTCTAATCTCTATATTCCCTAACAAATTTTTCTTAAAAGGGAACAGGAGTGCACCCTGTCCAGCGCACACTCCCAATACCTTTAGATTCTTCATTTCTTGTAACTTCTCAATTTTACGTACTTAAGCCATGCAAATGGTTTACGATTCTCCAAGTAGTATGGGTCTTTATCATTATTGTGAGCTTCCTCTTCAAAACTTACATCATGATACCTTTCATTCTGTTTGTTCCAACCTGCAAAGCACATGATGATAAGGTATTCGATTCCATACCAAATGTAGAAGAGTCCCAGGCCCAATATTACAATCCACCAAATTGATAGATCGAATATACCACAAAGGAATAAACCTATAAATAGACCCAGTACAGTACATTCAAACTGTTGTACTTGATGAGTACGTTCATGGTCAATATCCTCTTGTAACAAATCCTCCTTTTTATCTTTGAAGAAGGAATTATAGAGGAACGTAATTGCTTTGTAACTGGGGAAAAGGAATACCTTTGCTACCCAGCTGTTAAAATGACATCTTTTCATATCTTATCTTTGAAGTTTTCGTAAGAGTTTCTTAGCTTTTGGTCGTAAGCATTTTGTGCATATCCAGGACCATTATACTTTCTTGCAAAGCCTGCCCAGTCCTTTTCCTTGAGATTCTTCAAACAACCAGAGGTATTCATGAAGTAGTACATCAATTCCAGTTGTTTTTCGTGAGATTCTGACATCTTATGAACGAATTCATAGACATCTTTACAGCTACAAAGATTGTGATTGAAGCCCATAATCTGGAACATTCCCCAACTTGCAGACTTTAAAGCACATTCTTCGTCAATTTCTTTGGCTAATTCAAGTCTTTTGTACTCATGAACGCCTCCAAGATACTTCGATTTATCCCATTTAGGGAAAAATACTGTAGGATACTTCTTGCAAAGGTAACCTAAATCTCTGTCAGGGAACTTTTTATGAAATTCCTTGTACATGATGTGACCTTCGAAAAGAATTTGAGGTCTCCCATCAGCCAAAAATCCATCTCTACCAGCTGCTTCTACTACTTGAACAGCTTTCAATAGAGCTGGTTCTAGACCTAAACGATTAGCAAGGTCTCTAATCATCTCATTTGTTAATTTATCCATAACTTATCAGTTTTAATGGTTCAATTTTAGTAACGAAAGTATTGCTTATAACCCATTTTCGGGATGTTAGTTGGTTCTATTATCCTATATAATTCTAAAATATAATGCAATATGGAACGAATCAAAGAAGAAAACCGATGCAAGTTATGTAGGGAACCCATTAACCTGGACGATTTTGAATCAAGTTTTGAAATACCTCAGTTAATGGCAAAGAAACACATCTGCTTTAGTTGTGCTTTCTGGATGAAGAGGAAAGAGTATGATGAAAAGTTGTTAAAAGAGTACTTCAATAGCGGTACTACTAACAGTTCAAGAATTCCAGTAATTACACCTAATTGGGAACATTGGATAGTAAAACCTTTTCAAAATCTCTTAATTGAAGTAGGTACTTTCTCTCGAGTAAAACTAGAAGCTACTCGTTATTACATGGCAGTAATATCCGATGCTTACCCCAACAAGGTATGGTTCATTGATAACAATAACATGTCTCACCAGGGCACTATTCCAGAGCATCTAAGACATTTATATACTCCAAACGGTATATATCTTTCTCCCATGGAATGGAAACTCTTCCAAGACCGCAAAACAGTTACCTCGGATGAGATAAAAAATATGATTAATAATGCAATAATATAAAATAAATTTCGTATATTTGCATAAAGAATTAATTAACTAATTAGATATGAAAAAAGAAAAGAAAGAAATCAAAAAGCTTCGTGAAGGTGATGAACTATTCTTCCAACTTGGGGAAAGACAAATCATGGAGAAGGTGAAAGTAGAATCCATTGATAAGAAAGGTGGGTTTGCAGTTTTAAGCAACCGAGTAAAAGTTGCTAGAAGTTTAGGTCCTGATGATACCTATGCAAGATTAGATGGGAAAGATGGAAAGATATTACCTCTTACCGAGGAAAATGAGAAACATTTCCTGGCATTCAAGGCATATTTCTCAATCAAGAGAAATTCAGAGATATTGGAGAAGGGTCTCAGGAATATGAGTAAGGAGGAACAAGTTGAGGTTCTTATCAAATTCGATAAGAAGTTTACCAAGATTATTAATAAATACTTCAAGGAGGAACAATGACTACGGTAATATTGATAATTTACATGGTATGCTTACCGTTCACGGTGTTCTTTGTAAAAGCAACATTAGAATACTTACCTCAATCACATAGGGTACATTCACTGGTATTATTTCTATCGGTCTGGTTTTTGCTACCTTTGTTTCCGATTTACCTATTATTGAAATTCATAAAACATAAACTGGTATGAGATACTTTTTTGATAGAGATGGTAATTATGCTGGGTCATCAATGCAAGGGTGGGAGGTAATACTCCTACTCTGCTTTCCCATTGTTATATTCTTATTCGTTATATTCCTTCCCTTATTTATATTGCATAAGTATGCCTCTAGAGAAGAAGATAAGAAATTCGAAGAAGAACATCCGCAAATATTAAAAGTAGATTCTAGTATTACCTGCTGGTACCCTTGGCATAGATATTCTCTTGCATATACCATCTCACTTATATTTTGGGTAATTGCAATGATTATGGCTTTGACTAATTGACCTTGACTCTAATCATAGCTTTCTTAACATACCCATTTATTTCTGTTCCTAAGGTAAGTTCTATAAGTATACCTCCTGAGAAATCAGATGGAGATAGATTACCCTTATAAAGATAGATTGTTCCTGATTGAATTGTTCCAGAGGGATTCCAAGAAGGTTGTACAGTATCTATCTTATAGTTTAGAGCCTTGTTATATTCTGGGTCCACTAATAAACCTTCCCAACCATTAATGGCATAAAACCTACATTGAAAATAGAAAGTAGAGCCTGCTTTTATTTCACTACCCTTCAGATAAAGAGTATAGATTGCAGTATCACCACCATTATCAGCCCAGGTATTTTGTGGTACTTGAATTACACCACCTGCAGGGATAGTACCTGTTTCAAGGAACTGGTCATTATAGCTTAGAGTATAGGGAACTGGACCTTGGTCTACAAGAGCAGAACTTTGGTCAGCAAATGAAAGTTCTAGTTTGATTATTGGGTCTAAAGCCTTCTGAGTGATGGTGATAGTGATAGTTTTCCCAGAGGTAGCTTGGGTAAGTGTAATAGTAGCTGTTCTACTTGAAGAGCCAGAGTTTGCAGAGATATCTACCTCTAAGTTATAAGATACGGCATCATTGGCCGTCTTCTTGGTAAAGACCCAAGCATTACTTGATGAGACGGGTGGGTCATAGACGATATTTGTAGTAAAGTCAATAATATCTGATTTAGATACTTTACCATTCACTACAGTATCTCTATAGGAGTGAATGGTAAAAGTCTTTTTGGTTGCATCTGAAGGTACTGTTATTTCCTGAGATGCGGCTCTGGCACTAAAAGCCAAAGTTAGGGAGGGGGATTTAAGTTTTCCATATTTTCTTATATCTTTAACCTATTTGAATATTTGAACTGAGTATCGATAAGAAGAGTCTTCTTTAGGGCTATAATCATAACTTAGAACCTGGGGATGAGCGCCTATTTGAATATCGAACTTTTGGTTTAATAAATATTGACCTTTCGCTAAGGTTAGGTTGTATTGGTTTTTATCTCCAGATGAGACTCCATATTGAATATACATAACGATAGAAATGTTACTAGCAACTTGATGTTCTGCTACTACTTGGATTACACCTTTACCTTGAGTTAAGGGGTCTGAGTAAACATATATAATGATACCATTGTTTTGTATACTGGTAGGTTGAGAATAATTAAGGGTAATCCTCTTACCGGATGCAGGTTGGAGAAGTACTATCTTACCACTTAGAGTAGAAGAGGTATTATTAGCCGGTACTGTAATGGTTAATTGGGAAGGAACCTCAGAAGTCTCAAGGGTACTACCTGAAGGTAAATTCTGAGATTCCACTTTCCAATTAGCTGCAGATTTTTGAGCTAAATTACCATTGATATACTTGTAGATTAGAGATTCAACCATTACTGCAGTAGTTTCTCCTGTCCCTGCAAATTCTAAATCAAGGGTGGTGATCTCCCCCCCCCCTACGGAATGATACTACATTTTTCTTTTCCATGTCCTTGAAATTTATAAAGTGATTGATTGGTCTGATGAAGGCAATATGAAAGTAGACCTTAATTGCCAAGCTTGGTTAGTAAACCTATAAGCCGATATACGATCACCGGGGTAAGCTATTTCAGTATTACCATCTCGTAAATTTACTCTTATACCTTCGGATTTTTTATACTTATGGACCGAGGTATCATCTAATACAGAGAAATTAAAATAAGTTGTACCGGTACTACCAGATTGAGGTGTTTGTCCTTCTTTGAAGAAAGCTGCTGAATAAGTATTCAGAGGCCAATGGATAGTAAGGGTGATATCCTGTTCCGCAGCTTTCTGCCATATAGTCACTTCTTTACGTTGGTCACCACAAGTTACTAGTAGAATTCCGGACCTTTCTGAAGAGCCGAGGTTTGCTGTAGTTGCTTCAACTACAATCTGGTACCAATGAGGTGCACCTGCCATAACAGACCCATCTTTAATTATAACCTTACTTGCAAAGAAGGGAGTGGCTTCTACTGAAGGTTGTTTGGCCATTTTCTCTCCATCACTTCGAGTCATATAAGATTGAACCCTAATCACAGTAGTAGCACCTATATTAGCTCCGACAGTACTACTTACATTTAATACTCCCAAGAAGTAAGTATAGGTGAACTTAGGTTCTTGACTTATAGGGAAAGATATAGTTTCACCTGATTCTCTTTGCTTCATTACCAAGGTATGGGTTCTCGCTGAAGAACCAGTATTCTCTTGTAATGTAGTGAAGGTTACTTTGCAATCATTACCCTCAAAAACATATTTCACACTTACCCAAGATGGGATGCTAAATTCCATATCCCAATCCACATTAGTCTTCTGCCCAGTACTCTTACCATTAATGTACTTGGTCTTATAAGAGTAGATATAGGTAGTCTTGGTATCTCCAACATTCTGACCTATTTCAAAACCAGATGCCCTGGGTGCAGCATTGGCTACTCTAAAGTTAAATTCGTTCATATCTAATAAGTTTTATTGGTTTATAATTATTGCTCTCTTGATATTGTAGTCCTCTACCCATAGGATGCCTTGAGTTCTATATATTTATATAAATGCTAAATGAATATGAGAAGTACAGATTACATAAGTAAGGGAACTGCAGTAGGAGGGTTAGAGGGGTATTAGGGAAAGATAGGACTAGGGATTTGCTTAGGAGCATTTTGTAAGAATGGCCCGGGATGGTTAATCTGTCTTGGGTCTTTTTGTGTGAGCATGTGGGCATGTGGGATTCTGGGTACCCATTAATACGAGGAGCCAAAATTTCCTGGTATTCAAAGGGGAGTACGGTTCCGTTAAATTTAACATTTATAAATAAAAAGTAAGGGACAAAGATTTTTTATTTCTTTGTCCCTTAAATTTCTATGCTTTAGTTATCAAACTTTTCGTTATCGTCTTTCAAAATTTCTTTTATATCTTTTAGAGCTTGAATAATTAAATAAATTATTCCAACAACTAACAATATATTCAATAACATATTACTTTGCGTTTTTCTTTACAATTTCTAAACCTTTTAAAAGAATCGCTTTCTTTTCTTCTTTTGTATTCTCTGATGCAATAGAGTTAAAAGAAAAATCATTCAAAACATAGACTTGCTTATAAAAGTCTATAAAGCCATCAATTAGCTTTTTATCTGCATTTGTTGCAATAGAAGAAAGAAAATTAAAAGTTACATTTCTAAACTTTTTGCGCAAAGATTTGATTTGTTTTTCGTTTGCACCTACAAATAAATCTTTTTTGTAAATCTCTGTTTTCGTTCCTAAAGAAGTTTTGAAAAGTCCTGCATTTTTTTCTTTTACTGATTTAAGAACGTCTAAAGCGATTAAAGAATTTGCTTTTGCTTTTGCATTTGCTACATTTGCACTAACACCGTTTACTAAATTATTAGTTTTACTCATAATATAAACGCTTTTCTTATTTTGTTAATTATTATTTTTATAACCTTTTCGATAAGATAAGAAAAGACTTTTTAGAACTTATCTAATAAGATTTTATTAATTTGTCTAAACTTTCAAATATCGCTTTGTCTTTCTGACACTACAAAGATACGAATTATATTTTAATCTGCAAAATTTTTAGAGAAATAATTTCTAAAAAATTCTTAATTTAAATTTTCAATATCTTTTGTGTTTCTCTTAACACTATGCAAATATACATATAATAATTGAATTACAAAAATATTTCAAGAAAATTTTTCAAGAAAATGAATATTTTTATTTTCAAAATTATTTTAGTGAAAATATGCAAAAATCACAAAAATGCTGCACTTAATTATTGCACTTAATTATTGCACTTAATTTTGGAGGTTCATAGGGGAAATCTTCGCACGCTTTGTAGTGGGCATATATGATATGTATATGGATAATCCTATATGGCCATTGCCTGCCCTCTTGAGAGTGTGATATATACCTGTATATTTACCTATATGATATATGGCCATTAGGTGTATATAGGTAGTAGTGTAGTGGGGCCTATTGGGTATATCCCTCTAATAACCCCTGGGAACCAAGTCTATAGGGGCCCTTAATGGACTAAGGTAAGCTTAGGTAAATTAGGAACCTAAGATAGCCTATAAGGGCTTACTAAGTTAGCGAAATAAAGACCCAGTACTTAGGTAAGCCTGGGTCAAAGTTAGGATTAGAGAGTATAAGGATGGGTAACGATATATGTATTATTGGTATAGGTTACTGTAGGAGCAATGAGTGAAGCCTCATAATCGAGAGGGAATGCTTTGTGTAGTTCTAAGGAGCAGATCTGTTCTTGTCTAGTATTCAATGTGTTATCTGAGTAGAATACTAGAGTATGTAAACCTTCGCCTTCTTCTTCGTTCTCTGTTGAAGTAATAGAGATTAGGTGAAAGCCTTGTTTAGAGAATTCTGTACCCTGTAAGGGATTGAGATAGCAATTAATGTATTCCATGTAACCCTGTGTTGAAGGATTAGAGGCATTAGAGATTACTAAGGCATTATTAGTAAGTTCTGATTCAGTGTTGAGAACGAGGTACTTAATATTATTTTTCATAATGTTTAAAAATTAAATTATTAGTATTTCTTTTTCTTTCTACAAAGATACATATAATAAATAATATATGCAATATGCCCCATTTGCCTTCGTAGGTTATTAATGGCCTTATAAATCCCCAGGGCCATTAATGGAGATTGCCTTAATCCTAATTTGCCCAGTACCTACTAATATATAATACTATATAAACTAACCTGAGGCAAAAGGCAATCAAGGCAATCGAAATCCTCAAATTGTCCTAGAGTTATGCAAATAATGCTAATATAAATACTAAGCCAATTACTTACATAGTTACTAGGAATATTGCCTAAATATTGTCTATGAAAGCCCTAATTCCTATTTACCATTTAGCCTTAAAACCTTAATCCTATTTGCCTAATCCCCTACCCATAACTAATATATATATATAATAAGCTGTATAAAGGGGCTCTTGGCAAATGAGGATTAGGGGCCATTAATGGTCGGATTTAATTGCCTCAATAGGCCTTTTTGTGATTGCCTTTAAAGTGGTAGGGCCATATGGTATGATAGCTAGATAGCTGTGGAGTAATGTGGATTGTATAGTAGTAGGGATTCACATTAGCCTTGATCTCAAATTTTTAAAACCCCCGGCGAGATACCCCAAGGAGGAAGGGAAGTATGTATTATGTATATTGATTGTATATAGGTTATGATTATATAGGATAGGTGTATTAGGTATTATTATTTGTGTACCTTAGTTAGCGCTATTATGATTTTGATTATTTGTTTTGTTTGGGGGTGGGTACTGTAGGTGGGTAGTATTATAGGATTACCTTGAATAGGTATTCGATTAGGATATTGTATAGTAATAGGTATATTAGGTACTTGGTTATGTATAAGGCTTTGGGATATTTTATTTGGTTTTCTTTGTGTTGGGAGTAGGTACGTTCTACATCTAGGATCCTTAGTAGGAAGTAGAGCCCTACTAAGGATTTGGATAATATGTATAGGATTTGTATCATAGTTCCTTGTTTATTATGGTTCCACCTCGGTTAAAGGATATCTCTTGGGATTCGATGTAGGCTTTGCCTTGTGATGCCCCTACTTTGAAGGTGAATGAGCCCAGGACTTCCTCCATTGTTGTATAGGATTCTGTTCCGTCTGAATAAATGTCATTTACCTGATCTATGATTTCTTGTATGATTTCTTGTTTGGCTTTGGCCGGGTCCTCGTTGAAGGAATGTATTACATCCTGTACTTCCATGTCCTCGATAATTACTAATGTAGTGATTGTTATTTTCATTTTCCGTAATGTTTTAGTTGGTGATTATATTCTGGATATTGGTTCTCATAATAGGTATATAGATCTGTATATTGGTCATCGCCTGAATAGCAATCTAGAAAGTAGGCATATTGTTCCTCGGTCGCTTGAGATGGATGTATATGTAGATTATATTTGCAATAGTGTTCCCATACAGTTCTTACAAAGGTTATATCCGTAAGTTTGGCACCATCCTCTTCAGCATAAGTTATATAAGAATATGTATCGGTATCATCCGTCATAGTAGCGAATACGTCTATGAGCCATTCCCAGTCTATAAGAGGTACATCTTTAAGCCATCCCCATCCTATGGGGTATTCATTTATGATAAGTATTTCGTCATTCATATTAGTATGGGTATTAATTGTGTATTTTCGATTGTTAAAACCGTATCTTTTGTTAAGGGTCGGGAACCGATAACAAATATAGTGATAGCAGTTCCCTTGGGTAGTCTAATCATTAATAGGAAGATGATGTAGTCTTTCATTTGTTACCCGAAATAGAATTTGCATAAGTCTTCTATGAAAGTCTCTTCTTCGTCCATGATTGTATAGGATTGTATGTATTCAAATTTGAATTGTGAATAGAGTGGTCCGAATACCAGTATCATTATGTTATCTTGCAGGTCGCATAATGATTGTTCCTCCTCTTCTGAGAGAGTAGATTGGTCTTTACCAATGATATCAGAATAGTTCTTAAGTAGAGCCTTAAGATTCTGAATACCTTCTGGGTTATTGATTTCGATATCCAGCAATGTGGATTTCATCTCTTCTGTAATCATGATTGTATAGTTTTATAGGGTTTAGCAATTACTGATATGAACCCTTGTGGGTATTTGGTATATAACAGTTGATATGATACACCTTCCAGGTTCGGTAAGAATACCCATACGATATTTGCAAGCAATGGGTAGATTTTCCATTGGTTCTCGTCCAGGAATTGTTGCCATTCAGCATGTTCATCCTCATCATAGTTACCTGTTAGTTGGATATGATATCCTTCCGGTGGAGGTGTAGGGAGAAATAAGTTGGTTACAACTTCGATTTCGTTGGTTTCCTTTTTGTATTGAGAGATAGGATACCAGATACCTTCGGTTTTCCATTTGTCTAATTGGAACAGGGTCATCCCCTGTTCCAGTGCGTTAAGCAGTTTGTATAAGTTTACCATAGTTGATTAGAGTTTATTGATTGTTTCTGAAATGTAGAGATTAGAGAATAATTCCGTTTCTCTGTGATCTGATTCGTATTTTTCGAGTGATTCAAGAGTATCGGAATATTGAGATATCATGTCTTCGTCATTTTCCTCGTTAGCAATGAAGTTTCTTAAATGAGTTTTGAGACCTTCGATTGTATAATCTTGGTGTTCAGGAGTTAATTGAGGAATAGCATAAATGATAGCCTCTACCTGTGAAGGAGAATAATCGTAGTATTGGTCATCGGCACCCTCTTCTAATTCCATTGATTTAATATTTGATTTGATATCATTGAAGAGAATATCTTCGTTGGGATAGATGCAAAGAGTAGCAGATGCACCTTGGTAATCGTCTGTTTCTTCAAGGTCAATTTCGAAGATTTCGATACCGTCTGAAATTGAAAGACCTTCTGTGTAATCGAAAGTATGATACTTGTTAGCATCGATTATCGATTTGAGTTCGGGGAGGGTTTTAATAATTTTTTCCATTTTGTCTATATTAAAAATTGTTTGAGAAATATTTCTCATTGCAAATATACAAAATTATTTTATAACTTGTATCACTATATAATATTATTTTTAAAATAGAGAGGTGCTCGGTTTTGGTTATGTACTGAGCACCTCTGAGGATATATAGAACTGGTTAGGGAATTATTTGTAGGCCATTATCCTCATTGAAATACCTTAATTTCCTCCTGGTTATTCGGCCTTCTTTGTCCTTCAATTCATCTACCCATGATGGGAATGTTTTGATTGGGGTTTGTTGTTTGATTCCCCAGGCATCCAGGATGGTTACTGTTTGATTTTCAACCTTGATAGTATAAGTACTTCGATAGGTAGTAATGGTTTCTGGTATGCAGATGATTCCTTCTGATTTACGCATGCCTGCGTTTGTAGCCTTAGGATAATCTGTATATTTAATAATACCGTTCTCAGTGGTAGCATAGTGTAACCTTCTTCGGGTTATTCTTTTACCGTATGAAAGTTTCAGCTTGCTATACCAGGTTTGGTATTCCTCTAGAGAATTAAGCATAATAATTTGACTTGTTCCTTTAGCAGGAGTCTTAGATTTGCTTATAGCTTGCTGAATAAGGATTTTATCAGGTTGCATAGTTAGCGAGTATACAACTCGTTTGTAATTGAAGTTGAATACTGAACCAGAGGAGCATTCTATTTCCTCTGGTACGATAATAGGTTTTTGTTCATTCATAATGTGTACTCCTTTCTGATATCATCGAATTGTAATAATACCTTTAGTATCTTAGTTTTAGACCAGGTAGGTTCAAAGCCTATGCAAGGTAGATCTTCGTTATGAGGTACGAATAAAGTCATCCGACCTTGTTTTTGTAGGTCGGATTTAAGTTTCTTGTAGTTAGTAGCCATAGTTATGATATTCTGAAGTTAAGTTGATAAATCCAGTTATTGGCATCCAGCTTGGTGAATGAGGTGAATATACCATCATTATCGGTGAACTTTTGCATGAATTTCAAAGCAGCATCAGCAGCTTGATTCTTTTTCTCGGTAGTATCAAGAGTTATCAAGCTATCGAAAGTGAAAGTGTAATAGGTAGTTTCATAACGATTAAAGCAATTGATGTCTATTACTTGTAACAGATGAAGTTCCATTAATTGGAGTAATTCATCCATGAGCAGAGTGTAAAGGTTTCCCTTTTCATCGCAGTCTAAACTAAAGTCTGATTTGTTTTCAAGGAATTTGGTAACTACCTGAGATATATCCTTGGCGGTTGAGTTTTTTGAGGTTTTCATATTTTTGTCTATTTTAAAATTGATATGCAAATATATAAATTTCTATTCATACTACAAAATAATACTCTTTTATTTTTAAAGAGGCTGAGGATAGGTATACACGCTAAGAAAGGCAGTGGATTAGACTGCCTTTCGAATTTAGACTTTGTTAATTACATTATATAGGGCTGACCTAACTATGGATTCTCTGGTAGAGGAATCAAGCTTTTTCTCTACTTCATTTTTAAAGCATTCTTTCACTATATGACTTAATTCCTCTTTCAATCTAGAAGCTATTTCATCGGTAAGCTTCTGTACCTTGAAGGCTTTAGTTAATTCCTCTTTAGCACCCTCTAAAGACTTGACTTCTACTAATTGAATTGTCTCATTGAGATATACTTCGTAGGTTTCATAACCTATCCATTCTACATCATTGAGCCAATTCTCAAATTCCTCATGTATTAAGAATGTATCGGGTTCATGCCCAGTGCAGGCATCAAATATAGGCATGATATTTCTTAGAAGCTCAGTGCCCACTAGCTGTGTTGGACTTACTTCGGTATGATGTATCTTATATAAACCGTGTTCATTCTTGAGACCCACTATCAGGTAAGTCACTTGTGGATTTTTCCTTTTGTTGATTGGTGTCATAACTAAGTTTTTGTATTATGAGTTGAACATAGGTATTTTTCTCTTTGTATATGAACATTATCGATAAGAGTATATCATGTTTCGGTAATATCATCTGTATGAAATTGCCTGGAGCAATTACTGTAGCAATTACTGGAGAATCCTCTTGTGAGAAATTATCCAGTATCATTTCTGTTCTCCTAATATGTTCAGGCTTTGTTGGGTCCAAAGTTAGGATGGGAGCAGTTAAGCATTCCTTGATACCATTGGTTAAGGCATTGTATAACCATTCGTCATTCTTTAAATCCTCAGCCTGGAGGGTTTTCATCGTAATCATATCCGGAACCTATTTAGTATGATATTATTATTATCAATTTCGAATAACCATAATTCATGGTCCCGATAAGAATTTGTTATCTTACTAAATTTGGATATCTGAAAGATAACATGAGTTGTAGTTCTTGAAAGCATGCTTGCATGACAAGTAACATTGTCCGAAGATAGTTTGTTCTTGAAAGCTTTTAGCAAGTCTTCATCACTTTTGTTAGCATTGTCTTCCAGAGTTTTGATAAACTCTATTTCGACATTCTCTGTCATACTTACCTTTCGGAAAGTGAATTTCTCTTTATTTTCCATGTTCTTCATTGTTTTTACCGATAGTCTCTTCTATAATTTCTTCCAGAGTCCTTTCGATGATGTTTTTAACTATGGTTTGATTCTCTACTTTAGCATAACTATTGATTAGGTCCAGCTGACTGATTATATAAGCATCTAACATTGAGGAGTTATCGAATAGTTCCCATTCTTTTAGGAAGTTGAGCCTAATCAGATTGGTAAACATATTCTCATCATGGGGAATTTCAATATAAGCACCTACCCTATTGAAGATATGTATTAGATGTTCCTCAATGTACTTTGGTAATTCAAAGCAAGATGGTATTTTAGAATAAGTAATCCTACCTGGTATCAGGTATTCGAATGTAAAACGTTTAGAGAATGTTATACCCGGGAAACGTTTACCGAATATCAAGGGTATCTTATACTGTAATAACTGAGGAGTAGTATCATATATTACGTAATGTTTAAGATACTCATTGTACATATCGAAGTATAGACGTTCGTCAAATTTACCAGATTCTATCATGCAAAGTTCGAGAATTCGATAAATCTGTTTTACTTGCCCTTTGAATACCAGGTTACCCTTATCAAGGTATATGAGGTTCTGGGAGCATTTCTTTCGTTTAAATAGGTTCATGTGCTTAGAATGTAAAATTTATGTATATTTCTCTGTTTCCCTTAAGGAATTTCTCGTGATTAGTATCATCGTACTTATAGCAAGAATAAGTCTTAGATGCTTTGTCATATTCGCCTCTTACCCATACCGGAGCAGTTTCTGTTGGTCTGAGTTTAAAGTAAGTCCCTTGATTAACCTTGTTAACTTGGGTTTTCTTGTATTCTAAATTGATATCCATATTAATATACGATTAAACCTGGGAACCCAAGTTGATTTGTTTCTAAGTTTATGGGTGTTTTGTATACCTTAACACTGCCATAGTAATTCCTAAGGTCATCATAGGAATGATGTTCATAGATGTCTGAATAAAGATCATCCTCTCCCTCCTGGTATAAGTCGATTAAACGTTTCTCTGCTTGTTCATCGGATGTTTCCATTACTTGGAATAGGAAGTCTCCGGTAATAAGCGTGTAGATGTAACAATCTGTTTTCATATTTTTGTCTATTTTAAAATTGATATGCAAATATATAAATTTTCAATTTAATATGCAATGAACCTATTTAACTACTAGAGCCTCTTACTACGTAAGAATTGAGATGCAAAGGAGCCATTATCTTCTTCCTCTGGTACTTCTTCATACTGATATAATTCTGGGTCCTCTTCATCTGGGTCAATACGCATTTCTATTTCTCTACGTATCTCATGATGTTCATCTGGGAATAACTCCATGGCTCCCTTATAATCATCTGTAATCTGGGCTAATTCTGCCTTGTTAAGATTAAGTCCCTCCTTACTGGTATCTACTCCCTCTTGCTTAGTAGCAACTACTTCAGGTAATGAGGATATATCATATCTCTCTTCCAATAACTTAGCCTCTTCGGTTTTATCCAATATCTTCTGAGATTCTAATACTATTTGACGAGCCTCATCGATTGAAATAGTGTTCTGAGGTTGATTTACATTGTTCTGATTGAACTGAGCAAATATATTGGTAGTACTTCCTCCTGTAATGTTACGTACGATGGATTGAAGAGAAGTAGAAGATTCCAATTTTAACTTCAAAGCCTTACCCAGCTCTGCAGATATAAATGGCATATATTTACCGCCCTGGGATTCTCTCAATACATTTACCTGATGGGCTATCTCCATACGGTCTTCTAGTACCCAAGCAAGTTGTTCTCCCATTAATGCTTGCAGTAAATCTTCTGATTTTTCTTTGTCCCAGATTCTTGAGCTTAATAGCCTATCCCTCATAAAGATACGTATGTAATTGATATCTATACCCATACGATATGAGAAGGTATTAATATCATACGTAATACCACATAATACACCATTACCCATTAACCATTGATTAATAAGATAGTTGTGTATATTTACCAGAAGTGTATCATTTGGATTCTTCTGATATTCTAAAGCCATTGCCGTAACTCCCATGGGTCTTGGGAACCTTACGATTTTATTTCTTTTTTCTAACATACAAATGAGATTTTCTTATGTCCGAACTTTCATCATATCCCATATACTCTAAATCGTACCTTATATACAGATTCAAAGATAGGTTGTAGAAATATCCTAAGTATCTACTCCTTACTACTGATAAATTAAAAGCTTCACCAGAGATTAGGTCCCTGGTGAATACTAGATTACCTTTCCCAGTAATAGGGATTTCAAGGCAAAGTTTATAATCCCCTACCTTGAATTTATTCCCATGAAGGTCTGTGATTTCCCTTGCCATAATTTACCTTTTTACGGTTCGTAGGTTTTTTGTCTTGTTTACTACGGTTATTATCCCTCTGGGCAAATTGTTCCTCAATCATCTTTTGAATATCGGGGAATAATTGGGTCCTTAGGGGAACTACCTGTGTAGCGAAAAAGGCATTCCATAACTTCTGGGTAAATGGTTCTCCTAATTTTAGCTTGGAGATTGCCCAGAATTTGGTTTCGAAATTCTTTACGATTTCCTTAAACCGATAGTAGTATAGTTTATGGGTCTTAGGATTAATGCCAATGGTAGTAGTTTGGCAATAATCTAGAAATTCGTTACCTAATTCGGATATAAACTCTTCCCTTTTAAAATCATAGTTCTCTTGGTCGAGCTTAAATAATTTAACGTAATCGATTGCTTCCATGTTATTGTTTAATTATAAGTTTAGGGTACCCATCCGTAACCTGGAATAGATATCCCCTTATATCATCTTCATAGTATGAAGACCAGAATGTTCTTTGAATTCGAAAGTTGTCTAAGATTGCCCCTTTCGGAATACCAGTAACATATAGCTGATGTTTTGGCATCATAGGTGTTATTTCGAATTTACCGTCAAGGTAATTACCATAGGTACCGTAATCCGGCATATTGCCAGTGAACCCAGTAGGTTGTAGTACATCACTTACCAAAGTAATTGGTTGTATCTCCCTCTGATTACAGAAGAACTGTAATTTCGATTTGCCTATATATAGGTCTTTAACTATTGCCCCAAACATTTGTATACGATTATATGGGTTATACCTTCTTTCTTGAAATAGAATTGGTTCTGTGAACGTTCTTCTAGTTTCTTCAATTCTCTTCGAGATTCAGTACAGATTCTGTCCGATTTCCTTAGAATATCCGAGATGCTATCCCAGATGGGTGCCATTTCCTTTACAGGCCCAGCATAGACAATTTTATGTTTAGCCTCAATTTGGGGATATTTTGATTTATACTGGTATTTACCTTTGAGGTAAAGTACGTTATACTTTTCTGTTCCGTTTCTTCTTTCGTTTTCCATTCTTAGTATTATTATCTATGTAATCTGAAATATCATCAAGCTGCCCTAAAAGCAATGCTTGAATAAAGATGTGTATGGGCCTAAAAAAGAAATTCCTTACGTTATGTGGATTGATATACCAATCGTAAACTATAAAGAACTTCTTTATCTTAGAATGCTTAAGTGAATGCTGAACAAGCCATGATTTACAACATCGTTTATGTAATTCGACAAGTTCTTTATCTTGTTTAAGCATCTCCTTATCAGAGAAGATTGTGTAATCCATTACGATTATTTATAAAAGTTCCCAGACTGATTAGCCCGGGAACTTAGGTTAATATGAGGTTATGCAACTTGTTCAGGTTTGAGAACCTTTTTACGAAAGTCCTTATATGCCTTAGCAGCAGCCTTGAACTCTTTGGAATTTTGGTCTTTGATACGGGCCATGGCAAGTTCCAATCGATGAAGTTCGTTTCGAGTTTGTTGTCTCCATTTCTTCCGAGCAAGAGTGTCAACTACATCCTCGGGATATACGTATTTTACTTCCCGATTTGAGATTACCTGTTCAATGATGGAGGGTTTTTGTTGTTCCTTAACTTCCTTGACAACCTGTGCCTTTTTAGAAGTTTTACCTTTGGGAGAGAGTTCTACCAATTTAGCATTGGCAAAGTTTGTGGCAGCTTCTTGAGCATCCTGTACCAATTCCTTTTTAGTCTTTTTGGCCTTTGCCTTAGAATTTGTAGTCTTGGAATTTTTGATTCCTTCAAGTTGTTCAGCAACCTTGTTGCTAATAAGGTTAGTAACCTTGGTTTCATTCTTTTTCATAATGTCTATATTTAAAAAGTGATTAATTAATTATCTATTGCAAATATACGAACTATATTTTAATTACAAAAATAAATCGAATAAATTTTTATATTTGCTAAGGTTAATCGGCTAGGAAGTCGAAGATTTCTGGAGGATAATTGATTTCGTCTTCCGGGTCATCTATATATCCTTCATAGTCATCATTGTATCTGTCATAGATGTTTTCTTCTAATATATTAGATACCAGAGTGCATTTATCCAAGTTATTGATAACATAGTTATATGCCTCTTGGGTATTCATTACCTTATCGGATATAAACTCATAGGTTTTATAGGAATAGTTTTCACCAGAACCTCTTCTAGAAATTTCATATTGGTTATATCCAGATTTCTCAATCTTATATAACTTCTTTTCTGGAATAGTTTCTATTTCTACCCTATATTTATACCATTGTTTCTTTTCCTTTGGTTTGATATCTATGGGCTTAGGCCTATTATACTCAGAAGGAGCAATGCTCACTTCTTCTATTGGGGCATTATATCTTGTCCCTAAGAAAAGTAGCATTGCTCCTGTAGCAATTATGAGTACTTGGCTTATTTTAGTTCCTGAGTTCATATCCGGTAGTTTTAAACTTATTCTTTATATGTTCTCCCAGATATTTACCCTTAGACTCTGCAAAGTGTAAACCATTACATACTTCATAGGGTACTCCATCATACCGATATACTCGGTTATTTTTAAAAGCTACCCAAAGTTGTTTTTTCTTTGAGTCATAACCATAACCCTCAATGTTAGAGGATTCGCAGGGAATCATTTCAACTCCCGTGTTCATTTCAACTGATTCTAAGTATTTATTCTTTTCCATATCTATATTAAAGTTTTAAGAGTGTTAGTTCAGGGTGGAACTTAAGGTTTGCTTTTTGGAAGATTGCCCAGGTTCCCAATACTCCTTGAGAATTGGTATGTACCCATTCATCTTCCATTCTGAATAAGATATGTGAGCATACCAGCATTTGATATTCAGAGATAGTCTGAATCAATTGGGGTGTTTGCTCAATGTCTACATATAATTGGATGTGGTCATCCAGTGCCATGGTAATCTCATTGTTATCAATCTGAAGTAGTTTCTTGATTAAGTCATCGGCAATGTTATTGCCCTTAGAAACATCCTCCTTGAGAGAATTTAGTGATTCGATTTGAATACCAGTGATTAGCTTGATAATGTCTTTTGTTTCTTTGTCCATAATTAAAAAATTATCTTTATGCAAATATACGAAATTTATTTTATATAATATACTCTTTTATTAAATAGTGAGGTAGATGTTAGCGGTTGATTACCTCTTCCATCTTCTCCTTGATTGAATCTGGGAAGATTACATCCCTATACCATCTCATAAAGAATTTCGAAGGCTTTTTCTCTGGGTTGAGAAGTAATTGCCTTTGCTCTGTAGAGAATTTAATTCGTTCCTCCTCTAACATATACTTAGGCAATTTAGTAAACTCTGCTTGAGAGAAAGATATAGTATTCTTACCAATCTTAGTTCTCATTGGTTTACGCCTTTCCTTATATAGGTACGGAATAATCTTTTTCGATGGTCCGTTAAGGATGCTAAAGCCGAAGATAACCATTGGGTCGAATTTATCTGCTTTTGGGTCCTTTGCACGTTTGATACATCTTGCCATCCAGGAGAATGAATTGGGATATTGCTTATTCTCCGTCGGTTCTCCCACATCTTTTGCATCAAATTCAAATCCTGGAAAGTGAAACAGAAAGTCCTCAGTAAGGATAAATACAAACCCAAGTTTCCTTAGGTATTTGATTATCTCTTGCTGAGTTTTTCCCTCCTCTACCATTTTCTCTACGTCTGCAAGGATATCCTCCCTTGGTGATTCTAATTCCTTGTTATTAGAAGACCCAGCAGGTCTCCCTCTTCCTGCAGTTGGATTCTTTATGGGAAGGATTCCTACCAATCTCTCTAAGTAAGATTTGAAGTTATCTACATCTTGTTGATTAGTAAGAGTTACTTCTACTCTTATCGGACCCTTATGTTGTACCTTTGGTCCCGAGTTCATCTCGGTATAAGCATCTACCAACCTATCTGATAATGGAGTACCATTCTCGGATAATGTAGTGATTCTTAATTTTGGTTTATATACTTCTTGTTCCATACATTGTTTCTTGGATAAAATAAAAGGCCTGAACAAATTTTATATTGCCAGGCCTTTCATCACATTAACAAATACTTAAATAAACATTATGAGAGTTGGAGTTAATCTTCCTCTTTAGCGGCCTTCTTCTTTTTCTTGTCTTTCTTTTTGTCGGCCTTCTTTTCTTTTTTATCGGAAGCAGGTTTTTCTTTTACCTTTTCCTTTTTTGCCTTCTTGGCTTCCTTCTCCTCCTTGGGAGCATTACCTGAAGCAAGCTTTCTTTGCTCCATACGGTATTTTTTCTTTTCGGCAGAAGTCATTTCCCGGCCATCGATAAGAGGATAATCGTATTTGGTAGCAGTTCTACCAGCAGATTTCTTTTCTTTCTTCTCCTCCTTGTCTTCTTTCTTGCCGGATTTTTCTTTATCCTTCTTCTCTTTGAGTTTTACCAACTTCTTGTTGTTGTCGGCATCCTTTTCCGGATAGGCAGCAGCAACTTTGTCTCTTTCCTTGTTCAGCTTGTTAACAAGTTCGGTAATCTTCTTACCATGTTTCTTGTCCTTGGTCCAATCTTTAGTTGGGTCCAACTTGTTCTCTTTGAGATAAGCGTCCAAAGCTTTCTTTACCTTTGTGAGTTCTGGAGTCTTGGATTCCGGTTTACTCTTCTTGTCTTCTTTCTTAGCCATTTTCTTAAAATTTTATGGTGAATAATGAATATCCGATTTACATAATACCATAGTTATACTTCCCTTATTTGGGTTGGGATTTCCTTAATTTCTAGGATATTTATTTCTACTCCCTCCATGATAGCCCTTATTTGCATTATGTCTACTATCTCTTGCTGAGTGAGATTCGTAAAAGTTTGTTCAAAAGTTTTTGTATTTACGGGAGTAGCTACTTGATAAGTAACAGTTAGTATGGTACCTTTTAGTTTATTAGTTAACCTGTCCATTAAACCTTTGAGTTTTCTTTTCAGATAATCTAATCTTAACTTATGTCTTTGCCAATCACCTTTCTTACCTTTGTTCAGGGCTATGCTCATTTGGTAGTGAGTGAACTGAATATCATTCCTTACTACCTTGATACTTGATAAGAGTGTTCTTATGTTTACTTCTTCCATTTTGGTCTTGGTATTACTTGGTTATTTACTTCCTGGGTTTCTTCTGATAGCATTAATCTTGCCTCATTTATTATATCAATAGCAAGTTCCCTTTCATCTGGTCCCAGGTTTAATTGTTTATCTTCTAGTGCATCAGTATAAGTATTTATTAGATTATCTAATGCAAGTATTCTAATATTCTTTCGAATAGCTAATCTTTCTTGGTCCATACGGGTATAAAAATTAAAAGCCCACTACCTTCGCAGGCAATGAGCTTTTGGCTGAACAACGTCCTAAGTGTGAGTGAGGGGTTGTTACTACGTATAACATTAACTTTCTAAACCTAAACCATTGGTTCGGCGGTAATTAGAGAAAATAATCAGTCCTCAGATTCTTCTTCTGATTCCTCTTTGTTCTTCTTGTTCTTGGGAGAACAGATAACTCCGTGGTTCTTCTTTGACTTAACAGTCAGATTACCCGGAACGAAGGAAACTGAAGTAGAGATTGGTTTACCATCAGTTACCAGAACAGAAGTAACCACTACTCCCTGATAACCTTCCTTGTTCTTTACGGCATAACCGTAGTTGCGAACTTCGGATTTTTCGTTGATGGCAATAACGTCAATCTGTTTACTATTCGGACGTTGCTCTGCCGGTCTGTTCTTCAGTGCCTCTTGACGAGCTTTACGTTTAGCTTCTTTCTCAGCATCTTTTTCTGCACCCTTTTTCTTGGTGTCTTCTTTTTTCTTTGTTGCCATGATTTCTATGGTTTTAATGATTAAAAATTTGTAAGTATAACTTCTACGTTTGGTAATAGTTAAAAGGGATGAAATTACCCACCCCTTAAATCTTGAATACTGTTACCAGGTTTACTTTTTTCCTTTTTTGCCTTTTCCTTTGTCTTCCTTCTTTGCCGGCAATTTGAGACCGAGTTCCTTGGCGATTGCCTTGCGGAGTTTCTCGATATCGTCTTCGTCAAAGTCATCCGGGTCAGTTTCAAGGTCTTTGTCATCGCAGACATCTTCCAATTCTTCGAAGTCCATTTCGGCAAGAGCCTCGGCAGTCAGTTCATCTTCCTCCTCGTCTTCTTCGTCATCGGAATCATCTTCGTCCTCATCATCCGAATCTTCCTCGTCCTCATCATCCGAATCTTCCTCGTCATCTTCCTCCTCGTCTTCTTCGTCATCGTCTTCCTCTGAACCAAAGAATTCTTCAGCTTCCTCCTTCGTAAGTTTGATAGGGGCAGGGATAATTACTACTGAACCATCTTCGTAAGTGATGATGATTGCACCATTGATTTCTTTTCTGGAAACTTCTTTCAGTTCCACTTCTTTTTTCTTCTTAGCCATTTTCGTAATGTTTAAGTTGGTTAATTAATAAATTTATATCACTCTGTTATAAGTTTCTTCGTTAGCTTAAGAGAACCCTCTAATTGAGCATGTGCATCATTATATTGTTTAATGCTATCAAGAGTTGTCTTTAATTCTTCTTGAGACTCAATAGTTACCGTTTCGGTATTAACTACTTGGTCAACCTGATTATAGGTAAGTATCTTAAAAGTCTTACCCATAAAAGGATTTAGTGGTTTATGTGTAACCAGGTTTGTTTTTGATAATTTATCATTCATTGCTGTATTGAATTTTAGTTATTCCAGGAATACCAACCTTTCCGAATACTTCGGTATAAAATTTGTATTTCCCTTTTTGCATTATTTTATAGTTATCGGCTAATCTAACTGGGTATACCCAATATTGATTTTCTATCATCCGATTGGTCATTATGTAAGCATAAGCCTTTCGGATTTTGATATTCTCTAAAGGAACAAAACATTGAAATAGAAGAGACTTCTTAATATGCCTTTCTTTGGGTAAATATCCCATAAACCTAATAGATGCCTCATCGAATATTTCAATCATATCCCTTTGTGCTTTGATAAATAGTACTTTCTGTATTGGGATATTCATTTTCTTTCTCAGATATAAAGCCAATGAACTTACCAACGGTGGGTACTGTAGGAATAATAGGTTGAATTTAACCTTCTCCTCTTGACTCAGTCTCTCGTAAATCCTGTAAGATAGAAGAATAGATTTGTAATCTCTTCTGCTTCGTATAGGCGGGAGATATGCCTTGCCGTTGTCCATAGAGTTTGATTGAGTATCTTTCATCGAATGCCTTTTTTCCTTTTGACTTAAAGACCCGGTGCATTTGAACCATAAATCTTCTTCGTCTGTGTTTATCAATCTTATATTCATCGGGTATTATGAATTTCTTTGCCTTAACGAATTTACCCTTAAACCAGAATTTAGTAGCTCCCCTTTTTAAGAGTTTACCATTCATATCGGATAATTCTCTAATACCTTGTTGCAAGAGTTTCCTTCCAGATATAATATGAATATATTGTAGGACATCTACTCCATATAGATAAACCAGGGTAACTTTTACGTGGTGTCTAGTAAAATATGGAATACCCGTTAGATGTTTCCGATATAATTTCTTCTCGGTGATAATCTTATTGGTTGTATCTGGTCGCCATGTCCATATATAATATCTATCTGGAAGAATTGGTCCAATATTACTTTCCTTTAGCTTTACCATTGATATTCCTCTTTGCCATTCTATACCAAAGATTAATAGATTTCTCGTTTGCTTCAGGGAACTTCTTTTTCATCCTTCGAATAATTCTATCGATATCAAATCCCTTTGCAGTTAATTCCCATACATAGGATTTCTTAGTACCCTTGATGAGATTAAATTCATCCCTTTCTCTTGGGGGCTTTTTCTCTCTTGGTTTCTTTATCCCGGGAACCCGTTTAGTTCTTCTTTGCCCGTTTTCCCCTTCTTCTCCGAGAAACCCAAGCCTTAATCGTGAATTCCTTAGTGGGTCATCTTTTGAATAACCAATCGTTTCCAATTGTTTATCCATCCAATCATCATACTTATCAATTATGGATTTATCTGGTCTCTCTTCTGAACTTTGAATGTAATGTAATAAATCAAATACTCCAGCAGAGCAGGCATCTGGAAAAGGCATACCCAATATAATGGCTTTCCTTTTCAAATCCTTGTAAGTCATGTTTCTCCCGGATGCTCCGAGAAAATTGGATTTCTCTTTGGATGGAGCTTTCAGGTCTTTTCTTTTCTTTTTTGCCATATCTATAATATTTTTAAGTATTCATTAAATTGTATGCAAATATAAGAATAATATTTTATATAAAAATACTTTCTTACTTATTTTTATAAAAATCCGAGGTTTTTGCTCGTTCTACGGCAGTGGACTTAGGTTTCTTCGGTTTTTTATGTGTGTGGATATTATAGGCCATATCCAACTTCTTGATATTGAATTCTATGTTATTCACAGAATTATAGTTCAATGCTTTTTCCACACAGCATCTGTACTCAGGCCAGAATTTTTGTCCCAGTTTTACAGACTCTGTTTTAATCATAAACTTAGATACCATGAAACCAAAAGTATCGGCATCATCCCTGGTTTCAAACACATACATATAAAATCTACTAAATTCATCGATTACCTCTTGCAATGGCCTTACTGGCAATAATAAGTAACCATCCGTGTATAGTTCTTCGGATATTAAGGCTACCCAATATTTCTTTTTGCCAGGTTTTACCTTATACCTAAACCTTTCTCTGAGTTTAGTGTGCATCCAATCAGGTACCCTATTTAGTAAATATTTGATGTATATCTTGTCCTTTTTATTCGAACGCCTTTTAAACGCAGAAGGCTGTTGTAGCATTCTTGGTAGTATTCTAAAATTATTCCATCTATCAAATTCAAGAATTAATCTTAGAGTGTCCTTATCCCATTCATCTTCTGATTCCTTCAACCTTTTCATATTCCTCTCGATGTTCTTAGTATTTACCTTCGGGAGTAATTGAGCAGAGTCTCCAGTATATAGACTTGCCTCTTTTCTTTTTAGTCGTTTCTCTAAACATCCTTCCATGTAATCTTGAAAGTTTCTTTCACAAGGACAGTCTGGTCGAAAGATAGAAGTGTGTTTCTCAAAAAAATCCGAGAATAGCCTAAAGAATTTCTCAGACCTTTCTCGGATTTCAAGATACTTGTAATGAGACAACTTTAAAATTTCACCAGCTTCCCATGAAGACTTACTCTCTGATAGTTGAAGGAATAAAGATTGTTGTTCTTTATCAATTAAACAACTCCATGCTTTCTTTTGAGCTTCATTCATAACACTATCGTCTAAAGTTAATTAAATTATCTATCGCTTCACTGGTAATCTGATTTGGGTCAAAATCTTCCTGATTAGCATAAAGCTTATCAGGGTCGTGGTTATAGTAAACACTGTAGATTACATTATCAAATGGTAACCATACCTCCATTCTTCCCATCTCTGGGTAGATAAGTACTTTTACTCTCTTACATAGATGGTCAACCTCTAATACCGTAGCATCTATCCCCTCATAGGGATACCCACGTAATACTAAGTAATCTCCAGGATTTACTTTGACTAAATCTTCAACTGAAAATCTTTTGTTCTCTTTAGAGAGTCTTCTAAATCTCCTTACTTCCTTTCTACTTGCAGTAGCCACCAATGAAAAATCATCGAAGTCTTCACCATTATCGATTCTAGCCTTCTTTTTCCTTTGGTGCATTGTCTCTGTATTTCTCAACCAGGTTCTGATACCAGATATATTTCTTCGTAACTTGTTGAGAAATGGTCTAGAGAATGCAAGTTCAGTAGGCATTTTCATAAAACCGTAGTTGAATAATATTGGTACTTCCTCAAATACCATCTTACCTTTTATAGTTTTCTTCAATACGCTTACTGTAGGGATAATCGCCTTAAGTTGGTCATACCCCTTTTCCTTGAGTTCTTGATTAATCCTATCGGAGTACTTTCTTTCGATATAAAAGATGCAATACGAATATGGGGTACGTTTCTTCATGGCTTAGGAGTTTTTAAGAATTAATTTTGCTTGCTTATGGATTAACTTATAGGGAGTTCTTAATACTTCACTAGCCATAAATACCATAAGAGTATTTCCAGGTACTTGTATATACATTACCCTATCAACGTATTGGGCAATTAAATCTCCCAGCTTGATACCTACAACGAAAAAGAATTCCTCTGCAGGCATTGAGTTATATCTCATACAAAGAATTGGTACCTTATTACCTCTCTTTGCATCCTTAGAAGCTTGTTCCCAGAATTTGAGTATATCACATCCTTTGTTACCAAGTAATATATGTTCAAACTTAATCTCTTTGTAATTTTTACACTCAACAGATATCTTACATCTATGAGCATGTCTTTCATCGGTACAGGTAAGGTCTGAAGTAGAATCCTTATTCGAATGCCAAGCTCCCGAGCCTGCCCGATTCCTTTCAAACTTAAACCCGGTCCACTTAGTGAACCAGGCTCCTATTTTTCTTTCGAATTTGTTTCCTTTCTTCTTACTATTCATGGTGTATTGTATTTTATATACCATTATAGTAATTGGTACCTACTAAGGCCGTTGGTTTTTTCCACTTGCAGGATTTTCGTATTACCAAGAGGAAGTGAGTCTAAATGAGTAATCAAGAATAGAGTTTTATCTTTGAATATATGTCTTATCATGGAAGTTACAACCTCAACATTATCTGAACTCAGAGATTCAAATACCTCATCTAAGAAAGCAAGATTGATACCTTTAGATGCAGTAAGGGCTTCGTTCATTGCAAATGCCATTGCCACATTAACTAATTGTTTTTCACCACCGCTAAGTTCATCATAATCAATGATTTGCCAATCTCTTTCAATAAGAGTAACAAATTCTTTTCTAGCAGTCCCTAAATCAATGTTAAATTCTATCCTAAAACCTAATACCTCTGAATATTTATCCAAGCATTTATTTAAGAACTCAAGTGATGAATCAAATAGATATGCCTTGATTCCATTATTTCCCAATGGGTCGTTAATTAACCAATTGTAATTCTCTAACTCAGCTTCTTTGTTATGAAAGTCTTCATCAACTTTCCGTAGATTTTTCCTAATCTCCCTAAGCTTTTGTTTATACTTGGGAGACATGACTTTAAGTTTCTCTGATTTGAGTTTAGATAAATCCTCATCAACAGTAGCAATGTCAGAAGCAATATCATCACATTCAGATTTTAGTTTTCTGTACTTATCATTAACACTACTTAATTCCTCTAACCTCTCTAAAGCCTCTTGATACTCTTTATCATATTTGTCAAGGTCAGAGAATGCCTTATATATTGATTTAGCATCTCGTAATGCACGTTTGTAGTGTCCAGCTTCTAACTGTATTACTAATTCTTTAATGACCTTCTTTAAAGGTACATTAGATAAACTCTTAGCATCTTTTATCTTACCTCTCAAATCCAGAATTATCTTATTCTGTTTCTTAATTTTTATCTGAAGTGAGGCATCTACTTCATCTTTAATCTGTTTTTGTTTTTCAATCAGTAACTTAGTTAGCTTCTCCCTATCCTGTTTTAGTTCTTTCCTCTCTTCCCTAATCTTTTGTTTGAATGATTTCTCTCTATCTCTCATATCAAAGTAAGCCTCCTTGTTAGCCTCTAATTCTTTCTTCAGCATTTGAGACTCATGCTCTACTTCGTTTATCTGAGATATAAGGTTATTCTTATCTTGCAATGCAATTCCCTTAGCAAGGTTTAAGAACTCTAAATCAAATACTTCTTCGAATATCTTTTTCTTATCTGAATTAGACTCTTGTATAAGCCTCCTTATACCCTGGCCAAACATAATTGAATTCATAAACAGAGTATATGATAAACCTATTTCTCTGTTTATGGCCTCTTGTATTTTACCTTTCCCTTTTATATCAATGACATCACCATCCTTGATAAATATAAGTCGGTCTTTACCTTTAGCCCCATCATCAAGTACTTCCTCATACTTTTGACATCTTATTATCTTATAAGTATGTGAATCTTTCTGAAAGTATACTTGAACTCTGGTACCTTTGTAATCTTTAGGTCTTACTTGTTTCCATGTATTTACCTCAGAAACTCCCTTTAGGTTTTTCCCATATATTGCCCATACCAAAGCAGATAGGATAGTGGATTTCCCTTTGCCATTCGGAGCTTTGATTAGTATGGTACATTGGGTATTCAATAACAAATGTAGGGATTCTATTGAACAGAATCCCTCTGCATCCATACTTAGAAATGTTAACATGATTCAGCTTTTTTAAGTGTTTCTATTAAAAGATTGGTTTTAACCTCATCTTTTATACCTTTCTCTTTTAAGTATCTCTTTGCTAGAGTTTTCTTAGAAAGTTGCTTAGTAATCTTATGTTTGTTATTAACTGGAGTACTAGCTTTTTGTGGTATTACCGTATAATAATTACCATCATCTTTAATATCATCTTCCTTTTCTACATCAATAAATTTCGGAAACTCTTTTAAGGGGATGAACTTCATGGATAAATCTGAATATATCTCCCAATATCCTAATTTACAACCTCTATCAGTTCTTCTTTGGTGATTAGGTGCACCTATCATATAAACCTTCTTTGACAATCTTTGAGGTTTATGTATATGTCCACATAATACCAAGTCAAATTTGTTTAGAGTATTCACATTCAGATTTTCTACAGAATCAACCTCCCTGCCATCAGTATCTCTTGCTCCCGGGTAATCAGTATGAAGAAGTAAAATGTTCTTTACATTCTTATCTAATTTGAGTTTCTTAAGGTATTCACTTAGACCCACATTATTATCAATATATGGTACACCATATATATGGTAATCCCCATAAGAAGCATGTTTATATCGGTTACCATCAACGCATATCATGAAAGGTTTCCAAAATATATATGGCCACCCTTTTCGTATATTATCAATTCGATTAATACCTTTCAAATCATGATTACCATTTATGTATATCAGATTCCATTTATATTTAGTAAGCTTTTCAAATTCTTCTTCTACTATTAATGCCAAATCCTGGTCTATTGACTCTGGTTTATGAAACAGGTCACCACAGAATAAAGCAGGACATTTATACTTTTCACATTTAGCTGCAATAATAGACAGGACCTTGAAAGAGTTCAAGGTCCTATTATTGTTCTCATTAAACTTTGCCCATAGATTTATGTGCAAATCCGAGAATGCTATAAATACTACTTCTTTCCCCATATCCGGTTTATATGATAGTCTATTTGTTCTTTTCTTTCTTCCAAATCCAGACTTGATAAACATAATGTGGATATTTCCCAATCTGCAAGAAGTTCTCCCATCAACGATGATATCTGAATCTGAAAGAATCTATTCGTAATTCTCTTCTTATTATCTTCCATTGCCCAATCAGAATAATTACAAAGGTTTAGAGGAAGGAAGATTGCTAAATCACATTGGTCTTCCATTGATGCTTTACAACAACCTATAAAGTGTTCTAATTCGCATTCCGGAATAGTTCTAGATTGTTTATACCAAAAATATGCAGCCAGGTCAGCATAACTCCTATCTGTAACAAATTCTTCTTTACCTCTAAAGAGTCTGTTTCTTAAACTAAGGAGTTGATAATCTGCCGTTTGCATTGCCTGAGAACCGAGTGATAATACCTCATTATGAGATAAATCTTTCATAGCCGGTAATAAATCCGACATACTACCTGATACAAAAGGTATGTTTTGTGATTTAGCCACGTATTGTGCTAAAGTGGTTTTACCTATCCCAGAGGGACCTACAAACATTATTTTTTTACTCATGATGTAATGCTTTAAATGGTTTTATAAATTCATTTGTCAAGAAAGATGCTAAAGAGTATTCGATACATACTTTCTTGAATTTCTCATATTTAAACTCCCTTTTTGTTTTTAATGGTAATTCCTTCAAAGGATTATGTCTTACAAACCAAAAAAGGTCAATCAATTGCTCATTCCTTTTCCAAATCTGAAGATATTCTTTGTTCTTACTGTGAGAAATGAATTTTTCAATCCTACCCTCATCAAGGATTTTCCTTGCTTTTACTGGACCTATACCTGGGAACCCCGGAATATCATCAGAAGTATCTCCAACCATAGCAAGGTATTCTACCGTCTCATGAGAATGATATCCGAATAACTCTTTGCAATTATCCATCCTTATCATCTCATCCTTTCTCGGATTATATATCCTTAGATTATTTGATAACAGTTGATTAAAATCCTTGTCCGATGATATAAGTATCATTTTCTCGGATTGGAATTTTTTAATTGCAAGGTATGCTAAGAAATCATCTCCTTCATAGACTGTAGATTTTCTTTTATCGAAGATATAATTAATTCTTAGCATACCCAATAACTTCATGATAATTGCCTTTTGACTTTGCAATGATTCGTAATCTACGGATATATTCTTTCTGTGTCCCTTATAATTGGGTAACAGTTCCATTCTCAAAGGTGAATGCCCATTATCGAATGATATATAAACATCATCTGGTTCGAACCGTGTAAGATACATGTGAAGTGATTTGAAAAATCCAAAGATTGCTCCACTTGGTTTACCGTCTGTACTCTTAAGTTTTTCGAACTTATGAAAAGATTGATGGAGAATATTCTCCCCATCAATCAATAATATTGTTTTCTTACTCATCTCGTAAAAGTTAATTCATATAGGGATACTTCTTGTATTTTCTCTTCACCCAAGTAGATATCTAGATAATTATCTGGACCGGAATACTCATCAAGGTATCTACATCTGGGTTCTATCTTTAGGTTTTCTTTCAGATAATCATGGATAATCTTTTCTATACCCTCAATTTCTTTTTTATTCATCGTCTTCCTCCTCGTCTTCCGACTCATTAAATGATTCATATTCTACTCCATCTACTGGATAATAATTAGTAGTCAATGATTGTAACTTCTTTCTAGTGGTACCGATAGTATTAATATCTGCTTTACGAAGTAACTTACGACGAAGGTCATCATCTTCTTCAAGAAGTTTTTGAAATTTCTCTTCTCCCCTTGCAAGAGTTTTACCTTTGAACTTATAAACCCCTCCTGAGGATTTTTCTATTATATCATTCTCTACTAAAACGTCTTCGAGTCCAAAACATCTATCAAAGCCGACTTCATGGAACTTAGGATTAAAGTATACTGGGCATTTAGAGATTGTAGGTCGTGGAGGAGCAACCTTATTTTTGATAAGTCTGATTGTGACTAACTTGCCTGCTTTTCGTTCTTTACCTTTTTGCTTAACCGTGATGCTTTTTCCAGAATAGAATGCAGCTCTGATTGAAGCATAGAATTTAAGTGCTGCTCCTCCTGTAGTTGTTGTGTTATCTTTTCCAAATCCAACATTTAGTGCCGTTCTTAGTTGATTAATGTATATTTGACAAATTCCCAGTTTATAGAAAAGTTCACTTCTAATACGGAAATATTTATAAAGAGCCTTTGCTCTACCTCCCATCTCTGCTTTACCTTCTGCCATTTTAGCATCTATATTATCTGCACAGTCCATAGCAGCAATAGAATCGATTACTAAGAGTATCGGTTCATTATTAGTTAACTGAGAACGAAGGTATATTGCTAAATCTGCTACTGCATCTGATACATATTCGATACGGGTATCATTAATGCAGGTTACTTTAGTTGGGTCTACCCCATTAATCTCTGCCCATGAATTCATCCATGATTGTTCGGCATCTACCCATATTACGTGTCCACCAAGTTGAATTGTAGAGTATGCAAAGTTGTATGCAATAAGAGACTTACCCGATGATTCTTCTCCAGCAATCTCTATTGATTTTCCCCAGGGTATTCCCCCTCCGAATAAGTAGTTGAGAGCAAAGAATGTTGAAGGTAACCATAAACCCGTTTCTTTAGTTTCTGATGCTACCTTAATCATCCCACCATATTTTTTCAATATCTCATTTTTGGTTGGTACTTTTAAACCTACTTTTGTTTTCTTTGCCATAATGTAATCTGTTTAAACTAAAGAAGGTGATAACAGAACGAATCTAATTACCACCTTCGAATGAAACCCTATTTACTAACCCTTAAATATCCGACTTATACTTTTTCTTCTTTTTCTTGGGTTCCTCATCTTCCATGTAATGGTCTTTGTGAATACCCTTTTTCTTCTTTTTAGGTTCGTCATCCTCTGAGTCATGGTCCTCATTGAGATACTGTGCAAGTAATTTCTCAAGTTCATCATAGTCCTTTATCTGAGAACGAACTATGTTTTCCAAGTCTACATTACCTTGGTACTTCTTATCCAACTTAGTTGGTTTGCAAGCACGGGCAGAATAGGTAGTGTCCAATTTACCTGAACCTGAACGAATGATTTTGATATCATATCCAGTTCTTGGGTCTGTCATATCACCAGCCTCATCTTCATCAAGGTAAAGGTCAATGATATCCTGATATACTGAACGGGGTACTAAAACTCCCTTATCCTTACCATCGTAATCAAATTTAGTACCCTTTTCATCGGCATATACTGGTCCACCAATAACGTACCTTCTTCTTGGTACAAGGTTCTTTGCAAGTTCCTTGTCATCTTCATCTTTGGAATTTTTCAGTTCTTGATACTTTTCCATAAATGGGCAAGGCTCATCGAAAGTAGCAGGAGATATAACTCCACCCAAATTACCTCCCAGATAGAATTGGATAATTTCTATACCCAATTCTTGATCATCACCGGGAGATTTAATTCTCATACGCAATGTACCTTCTTTGGGATATACCAACCCATTACCGTTTCCCTTAGACTCTAGCTGTTTCTTTCTAGCTAGCATCTTTTCCTTAGTAGAAAGTCCTTCTGAAGATACTTTCTTTTTCTTTTTGTCCTTGTCTTTTATCATAATATTAATTTTGATTGTTCGGTTCTGAGTAAACTACTTCGTTCATACTCAATACGGTAAGAACGTTTTTCTCTAAAAGTTGTTTGAGAGCAGGAGATAGTTTGTCCGTTTCGAATTCAAGTTCTTTACCTGCATACAAACCATAGGTAACTATTCTACCTACAGCAACCAATTCTCGGTAGGTTTTGTATTCTTCAGTAATTTCTCCACTCTTTACTACAACCCCTTTACGAGGAACTCCCTCTTTTACTTGTTCAGGGATAATCAAACCAGATTTAGTTTGGTTTACCTCCTTGGGAGATAAAATAAGTACCCGGTTTTCTGTTGGGCATCCGGGTAATTCTTGATTAAATTTCTCAGCTACAAGAGGTGAGATAAATGTCATTGAATAATTCATATTCTAATACTGTTTTTAAAAGTTAGTAATTGTTTATAGTTCAATGGGTTAACCTTTTCTTAGGTTCGCATTAATAGTTCTTAATATATTTTCGCGTGACTCATAGCACTTACATATAGTTATGAACTTATTTGCTTTTTCTACAGCTTTCAAATACCTCTCATTGATAGAAGAGTATTTCTTGTTAAGGTTTGCCTTATGAGATACGTATTCATTATTCCATCTTTCATTAGCATCCTTATAATATAACCAAGCATTCGAATAAGCTTCTTCTTTTTCCCTTGCTAGAGCATCTCGTTCTTTTATATACTTATCTCTCAAAGAAGCAAGTACATAATAACTAGAAGGAGATTCTCGTAGCTGAGAGTTAATGATATTCTCATTGATAGATAATTCTTTTTGAATATCAATCTCAATAAGTTTACCTTCAAATTTAACCTTTAGTTTTTTCAGTTCCGTCTTCATAAACTTCTAATAGGTTTTTAAAGTCTTCTTTACTAAATTCCCCTTTGCTTATTGCTTTAGTTACTTGAGCAAAAGCCATTTGATAGGAGAGTTTCATACCAGGCAAATTAAGAAGAGATTTATAGATGCTTACCTTATCTACCAAAGCCATTAATCTTAAGTCGCATAAGTTATCAGTACCACCTCTATCGAGTAAGGCTAAAAATGCAGCCCAATAAATATGGGTGGCATCTTCATAAGCAAGTTTACCATCCTCATCTGTAGCCATTACTTTAAAAGCCAATCCCTCTAAAGTAGTAAGATTAGTTTGTACTTGAGATAACTGGGTCTTTAATCGGTTAAGTAACATCTTTTCTTGTCCACTCAACCTTAGATTAACCCCATCTAAATACTTAAGTAAATTTTCGATAGAATAACCTAAACACCCTGCAACCATATAAGTAAGGGCAGTTAGCTTACTTGCATTATCAATCTCTTTCTGTGTTGCCATAATCTCATAAATTTATATTATTTATGTAGACATAGTATCCTCTCTTTTCGATGATGTAATGGTTGATACAGATTCTGAATGCTTCAGATTAGTTTTACAATTGGGGCATTGTACTATCATAAAATAATCCCCAGATTTATTATAAACCCCAAAAGTTTCACTGGTATCATATTCAAATTCGCAATCACATACTGGGCATTTAGCCCTCCATACTGTGGGTCCGTTCAAAATCTTTTTCATAACGTTTTCTTTTCTTAATATATTTATATACTAACATTGGTGATATCTCATACTTCCTAGCAAGTTTTGCTTTTATCATACCAGTATCATACTCATAAAGTAATTGAAGTATATCGGGTCTACTTAACTTTGTATCTGAAAATTTAAACCTACCCTCTCTAATACATTGTTGAGTATTTTCCTTAGCAGTACCCCAATATAAGTTCTTATAATGATTATGAGTTCTTATATTATCCTTATGACATACATACTTATGATTATTTGGGTTTGGTACATATACTAATGCTACTAATTGATGAATGTTATAAGTATACCTATATCCATTCGTATCCCTAATAGAAACTATAACGTATCCGTTATTTTTAATTCGATTAAGGGATAATTTTACCCAACCTTTACCCTTATAATTAGAATATACCTTACCATTCTTGGTAACATGGTAATTAGGGCAACCAATGCAATCTAAGTTTCCCTTTAAAATCTTCCTCATACTGCTTTATCTCTTTACTAAACAATTTAGGATAATCCTTAATGATTACATTCTTATACTTCTTATGTTCTTCCATATACTCCTCTACTGAGAAATCTGGTTGAAGCATCTTTCTATAATCATACCCAGGAATAAAAGGTAATTCTTCTGCCATTGACCTACCAATAGAGAAGTCCATTGACATATCTACATCATCCACTTGAAAACCAAAATATTTCTTAGTACTAGGGTTTCTCAATATATCCCATATTTTAAAAACAGTCCAAGTATTAATATATTCAGGCTTTGAGTAAAAATAGGCTGCATCATGAACAGTTGCTACTTCAAGCATACGTGGTAATTTACCTTGTCTCATTAACCAATAAACAAGGATAGCTCCAAAATTAGTCATATTTGCTGCGGCACCTTGACATGGGAAATTAAGTCCCAAACGGATGGCATAAGCAACTTCTTGTTTATCATTTGAGTATATTTGGGGTAATCTTCTCTTAGTACCAAATAATT